GCGGCCAAGTGATTGCGTCCCCATAGGGAGCCCCCGCCTATGAAACTACTCCGCGATATGTTCAACGATCTCGACAGCTTCGGCCGCTTCTGGTTCGGTGTCGGGATTGTTGCGCTCGCCGCTGCTGCCGCCATGTCGTTTGACTTCGGCTGGGGTGTCAGCGCTAAGCACGCCATTTTCTTGGCCGTCTTGACCGTCGTCGCCGCGTTCGGGCCGATGGCCGCCGAGATGCTGTGGGGCAAGGGTCGCAAAGGGCCCGCCATCGCAACCGCCATCATCTGCATTCCGCTGCTCGGCATCGAATTCTATTCCCACGCCGGCTACACCGCGGGCCTTCGCGGCCACAACATCGAAACCGCCGAAGTTCAGAACATGCGGTTTGATGGCGCTCAGAAAGCCGCGTCTGATGACGAAACCAACCTGAAATTCTGGCGTGAGCAGCTTGCCGCGCTCCAAGCGCAAGCCCCATGGGCCGCAACGGTCAAGGCTGAAGGACTCCGTGCCCAGGTCGAAGCCGCACAGAAAGCCATCGACCTCGAGGCCGCACGCGGCGGGTGCAAGTCTCGTTGTCTTGAGCGCATGAAGGAAAAGGCCGGCCTCGAGGAGCGCATCGCCACCATCGAGCAGGCCAACTCGCTGTCTGAGCGCATCGAGAAGACGCAGCGCATCCTAGACGGCAAGCGCAACGTGGCAGCGACGACCGCTCACGTATCGTCGGCTGTGGCTCACCAGAACGACAGCCTGGCTAAGTGGGTTGCTCTTGTCGCCAATGGCGACGTGAAAGCCTCGGACCTCCAGCGTGCCGCCAGCCAGGAAAGCGCTAACCTCGCCATGGCTATTGCCGGCACGGGCCTTCCCGCCTTCGCACTGTTCCTCGCCGGCATGTTCCGTCTGAGCCGCACAAAGGGCGACGAAGACCACATGGACCCGCCCCCAAGCGCCAAGGCACCCGTAACGCCAATGCACACGGTTGTGGGCATGCCGAGCGAGCCTATACACGTCCACACTGTCGAGCGCGACACGCGCCTGGACCGCTGGAAAGCCTCCGTCGCTGACGACGTTCGTGCTATGCTTGGAGCATCGCCGAAACAGCTACAGGCCGCATGACACAGCAACTCAAGGCAGCGTAAACAGCGCCCAATTTTTTAATGGGCAAAAATGGACCATGGGCAAGAGAACCGGAAACCCGCGCGGCAGACCAGCAGGCGCCAAGAACAAGATCACGATCGAACGTGAAGAACGCATCATGGAGGCCGCTCAGGTGATCGAGCAAGCGCTCCCGGATGCGTTCAAGGGCGACGCCCACGCGCTACTGATGTCGGTCTACAAAGACATCTCGCACCCGTTGCCGCTTCGCATAGACGCCGCCAAGGCTGCGATCTCGTTTGAGAAGCCAAAGCTCGGCTCGATCGAGCTGTCAGGCGAAACGACAACGAACATAGTGACCGACCAGCCCGCGCCAACCCCTGATGAGTGGACACGTGCACACGCAGACGCTGGCGCACCAACCGCGCATTAACGTCGTCTGGCGCCCGCAGGCTGGCCCGCAGAAAGCCCTTGTTGATTGCCCTTTCCGCGAAGTGTTCTTCGGCGGGGCGCGAGGCGGCGGCAAGACCGACGGCGTGCTCGGCAAGTGGGCGCTCAAAGCCCAGCGCTACGGTGACAAGTTCAACGCGGTGATGTTCAGGCGAACGACGGTATCGAGCGAAGATGCAATCGAGCGGAGCCGACAGATCTACAGGCCACTCGGCGCTGAGTTCAACGGGACTAAGAACGTGTGGCGCATGCCCGGTGGGGGCCGCGTTACCTTTGCTTATCTCGACAAGGTTACTGACGCCGATGAGTACCAGGGCCGCAACGTCACCGACGCATGGGTTGAGGAAGCCGGACAATTCCCCATGCCCGACCCGATCCTGCGCCTGTTTGGCGTACTACGCTCGGCTCAAGGCGTGCCAACACAGTTGATCGTCACAGCCAACCCAGGCGGCGCCGGACAGCATTGGATGCGCGACCGCTACGAGCTGCACCCGTTCCCCCGCAAGCCAAAGGTGCTGCGTCGCGAAGTCGGCGACGGGCTCATTCATGACGTGGCTGTCATCCCCTCGCGCATCACGGATAACAAGATCCTGCTCGACAATGACCCGAGCTACGTCACCAACCTGCACATGGTCGGCTCGAAAGAGCTGGTGCGCGCCTGGCTTGATGGCGATTGGTCGGCGGTTGAAGGTGCGTTCTTCGATGGCTGGGCTGAGAAGCGTCATGTGGTGCAACCGTTCTCGGTGCCCAAGCATTGGATGCGGTTCAGGTCGGTGGACTGGGGCTTTGCCCGTCCGTCGTCGATCGGCTGGTGGGCGATCGCCAGTGATGACCACGCTCTAGGCGATGGTCGCGTGCTGCCTCGGGGCGCAATGATCCGCTACCGCGAACTTTACACGGCCACGAAACCGGACGTCGGCATGCGGCTCGACGTGGAACAGCTCGGCGCGTTGATCAAATCCAAGGAACAGCCGGGGGAAGACATCGCCTACACCGTGGTCGACCCCGCCATGGCGGCTGAGAACGGTGGGCCGTCCATGACCATGAGGCTTGCCAAGGTGGGCATCTCGTGCCGGCCGGCGGACAACACCCGCGTCGGCAAGAATGGCGCGATGGGCGGTTGGGACCAGCTCCGCTCGCGCCTGCGTGGTGAGGATGACGCGCGCCCCATGCTCGTGGTGTTCGCCACCTGCAAAGACTTCATTCGCACGTTGCCCGTGCTGCAGCACGATCCGGACAGGCCGGAAGACCTGGATACCAAGGCGGAAGACCACATCGCGGACGAGACGCGCTACGCGTGCATGTCGCGGCCCTGGATCAAGAAAGAGAACATCGTCCCGATGAAGCCCAAGGATGGCTACAAGAAAGTCGGCGCGGCTGATCAGCAGAGCTGGAGGGTTTAGTTGAGCTTCGCGGTTGCCGTCTCCTCGACCGACAAAATGGAAGAACCCGGAATCGACCGCAAGCGTCGGTGGTTTCGCGCGTGGGAAGGCAACAAGAAGCAGGAACAGGAAGAGGCGCGCCAGGCCCGCAAGTATTACCACGACAAGCAGTGGACCGAGAGCGAGGTCGAAAAGCTCCGCAAGCGCGGCCAGCAGGCGACGGTACGTAACCGCGTCAAGCGCAAGATCGACTTCCTCGTTGGCACTGAGCAGCGGCTAAGACGTGATCCCAAGGCATTCCCGCGCACACCGCAGCACGGGAAAGACGCGGACGTGTCGACGGCTGGCCTGCGGTTCGTGTGCGACAAGAACCTTTGGCCCAAGATCGCCAGCGACATCATGCACGATGGGCTGGTGACTGGTATCGGCGTGGCGTTTATCGGCATTGAGGAAGACGACGTAAAGCTCAAGCATGTCGCCTGCGATCGGTTCTTCTACGACCCGCGCTCGGTCGAGCCTGATTTCTCAGATGCCCGCTATCTTGGGCTTCATCTGTGGATGGACATCGACGAGGCCAAGGAACGCTGGCCGAAGCACGAGAAGGCCCTAGAAGACGTCATGGACGCGTCCAGCGACGTGACGACGGCCTATATCGAGCAGGACCGGCAGGACCAATGGGGCGACCTCGAAGGCAGGCGCGTGAGGATCGTCGAGTTCTGGGAGAAGCGCCGGCTTGAGGGTGGCAAGGGATTCGGCTGGTATTACTGCTATTTCACGGGCGAATTGAACCTCGAAAGCGGTTGGTCCCCGTACAAGGGCGAAAAGGGCGAGCCTGATTGCCCCTATGAGGCATGGTCGCCCTACGTTGACGAGCGCGGCGACCGCTACGGGCTGGTCCGCACGCTCAAGAGCATTCAGGACGAGATCAACTACAGCGCGTCGAAGTACCTGCACCGGCTCGCGATGCGCCAGTTCTTTTACAAGAATGGCGCGGTTGAAGACGTCGACGAGTTCGGCAAGCAGATCGCGGCGGCTGACGGCAAGATCAGGATTTCGGACCACGCTGAGTGGGGCAAAGACGTCGGCATTGTTGACGATACCGTCGAGATGCGCGGCGAGGCTGACCGGCATCAGATGGCGCTGTCCGAA